TTCACTAATAGAAGTACCTTGTGAAGCAGCAGCTAATTGTAATCCTTCTGATACCTGGGCTGTTTGACCAAAGAGTTGTCTTGATGCTTGTTGGTCTATACCAGCTTGTACAAATTCTTGTGCAGTTGTTATACCTATACTTAGTCCAGCTACTTCAGCTTCTGCTGATATTTGTGATACAAGCACTTGGTTTTGTAGTACAGATTCTGAAAGTTCGGGTGACACAAACATTGCAAATATAGCTTCATCAGTTAAATCTAATCCATGTTGTGCTAGATATATTTCTTTTACTTGAGGTATGTTGTTAACTAATTGTTGATAAGCAAACTCTAATCTACCAGTAAACTCTTTAGCACTAACATCTCCTGCTATAGCTTCTGCAATGTCTTCTCCAAATACTCCAGGGTTTAGATTGTAAGTTCTTAATGCATCTGCCATGTAATCTTTTGTTTCAAGATATTCTATTTCAGTCATTCTTAGAGAACCATCGGGTCTCTTTATACCAGGAAACTCTTTTTCAAATGTATCTGATGCTCTAGCTTCTGATATAGCTATAGTTATTTCACCTGTATTAGTCCAAACATCTAGTATGTTTTGTATTATAGATTCCGGGTAATAAGGATATAAGTTTTTAGCTTCTGTAAATGTCGGTACATACTCTTCATCATTAGCATCAAATAAAGGTTCAGAAGCTGTGGGAGGTGTGTATAAATTTTTATTACTTTGGTTTTTAATAAAAGAATCTATAAGTTCTTGTGCTTTTCTTTCAGCATCAGAAACTATTACGGAGTTAGAATCATAAATATCTGTAGCTCCTTGGTATCCTTCTCTTCCTTCTACATTTCCAGCAAGTAATCTTGTTAACTCAGATGCTGTTTCACCATCTCTTGCTATAGCGTTTGCAGTTGTGGTATATCCACCAGGTAAAGATACGGTAACTTGATAACTTTGTTGGTCATCTTCTACGGTTACTACATCTCCGTTAGGTAATGTTATTTCTTTAGCCATTAAATACTCCTGAATATGCTTGTGGTATAACTCTAGCCAAGTCAGTCATAAAGTTATTTTTAATTCCGGGTGAATCTTGGTACTCTTTTCTAATTGATGCATCAAACTTTTGATAGTCACCACCAGCTTGGATAATTAAGTCGTTAATTTTTAATTGGTCTTTTGTATTTAAAGGTACAATTTGTGAGCCTGTACTACCATTAATTAATCTTGATGCTCTGTTACTAAAGTATGGATTCCATGTTGAGAATTTAGACCCTGCAAATGTTGGATACAAAGTATCATGTACTTTTTGCAAGTCATCTTGTACTTCATTACCTTTACCATTTCGTATCATTGCAGCCATTTGTAAGAATGAGCCATCAGCTTTATATCCTTGCAATGCATCTTTACCTAGAGTACCTACAATAAGATTTTCAGCTTGTGCTTTACCATCATTAGTTTGGAATTGTCCTACAAAAGGTTTTAATTCATCAGGAAGTACTTGTTCTCCACCAACTGTTTCAAGAAAGAATGAGTCTCCAAGATACTTTATGTACATATCTACCTCTTCAGAACTTGTGTATTTACCTGTAGATAGGCCCATTGCTAATACTTTAGCTAGCTCTGTTGTATCTCCTTGATAGTCAGCATCGAATAAAGATTTACTTATAGCAGATATATTTAACTGTACCTTTTCCATAACGGCTTCAGGGTCTGCATAGTATTCTGCTGCAAAATCTCTTTGTTCGGGTGAACTAGACTTAAACCAATCAGTATCAGCTAAGTCGTCAAGGCTTACTGGTTTACCAGTTAATACAGAAGCTAAGAATTTTGTTTGTACATCTACATCTAGTAGCCATTCCATACCATTTTCTTTAGCTCTTTTGTTTAGTTGGGCCTCTTGTAAATCCATTATGCCTCTGTAATCTACCTGGTCTCCTTCTGTTGGTATGTCTGATACATACCCATCTCCGTGTCCTCTGAATGCATATTTATATTTATCTGCAAATTCTTCTTCTGTTAAAGTATCTATCTGTGTACCTTCTTTAAGAAATGATTCAAACTCTACTTCCATAAGTATAGGAAAGTCTCCTAACTCTTCACCTGTATCAAAGAATACAGCATACAATACACCGTCAATTCTTATTATCTCTTCGGGTTGTAAGTTAAAATTACTTGTTAATGACATTATTTAGCTACCTTTGTTATTGATTTTAGCATTTCAAACATTCTTTTTGCAGGACCTATAGTACTATCTATCACGATTTCTTTTGTATCCTTAATAGGCAACTGTTCGTTTTCTGCTTGTTTAATCAAGGAGCTATCGCCCTGTGTTTGTGGGCTTCCTGATTCATAACTGTAATCAGTGTTATTAACAATCATATCAGCTACATTCGCATCTACTAATTGTGGTTTACCGTTTAAATAAATTGTTATAGGTTCTTTAGTATCTGTTGCATTACCACTTGTTTCATCCGGTGCATCAAACTCATTTATAAATGCAATCTCATCTACCAGTCTATTTAGTATTCCTTTAGGGTTATAACCAGCTTCTTCTGCTCTATCTTCTATTTTAGTTTTTTGGTCCATGTTAAATAAATCTATGTTGCCTTGTGCTATAGTTTCCAGGCCATCATCTTGTAAAGCCCACGGCCTATGAAAGTAAACAGCTACAGCTAAATCTTGTTGTTCTTGTGTTAAAGTTAAATCTCTATTTTTAGACATGTTGTTTATTCTTAAGTTAGCTTCATCTAAGTCTTCTAATAAAATTCTTTCAGCTTCTTCTTTTGTAACAGTGTCTCCTTTTTTAAAAGGATTTAATTCATTAGCATTCGTATGGCCATAACCAATAGTTAGTACACCATTCATATCCGGATAGGCCTCACTTCTAAAACCCTCTAACTTTTTAATTAATTCAACTACTCTATCGTCATATTCCATTACGGTGTATCTCCATATCCAAGCATACCCATAGATTGTTCAAACAAGTTTGCTGTGTACTTTATATCGGCAAGTTTTTTATTACCTGCTTGTTGATTTTGTGTCATTAAATCTATTTGTTCGTTAACAATATCTTGTGCAGAACTAAGTGTAGGTGCTGGTCCACCTTTACCTTGTGTCAAAAAATCGTATGATGGTAAGACTAAAGGCATATTATTACCTGTAAAAAATCTTGGCATTTCACCGTCTTTTATAGCACGAGGGTCTTTAAATTTAGCATTAAGAATTATATCTCTGTCTGTTATTGCTGCATTATCAAATTGTTTTTGTAAATCGGATTCTTGTGTTAAAGCACTTGTAACAATATTTGCATAGTTTACTAAGTCTTTACTTGATAGCTCTACACCATTAGATGCTGCTGCTTTTTTTAGCATAGCATGCACTGTAGATGGTGCTACATTAGGTGCTTGACTACCATAGTTACCTGCTTTTAATAACTCTATAAAACCTTCATTAGCAGCAAAGTTTTCTGCTACTTCTTTAAGAGTTGTTTCCCATCCCTCTAGTCCATTAGCAATATCTTTTCTAGCTTGTCCTGTATCAGTAGCACGCATAAAAATAACTGACATAAAGTTTGCTTCTCTATCTGTCCATACTCCATATTCATCAACTCTTGGTGCTACCATTCCAGCTCTAACTAAATCTTGTTGTAATAACAATATCTCTGATTGGTCTAATATGTTAAACCTAGAATATTCTTCACCTTTAAAAAATGGTGCTAATTCAAAACTTTCACTACCATCTGCTGCAATTACCTTTTGAGTACCTTCGTTATCTGTTGAGTATCCCCACGCTGGAGATGATGTTCTTATAATCCCCTCAGATACAATAGTTTCTTGAGCTGTTGCTACTTTTCTTGCTTGAGCTTCTTCTTCTTCAGTAAGTTCTTCTTCTTTAACTATTTCACCAAAATTTTGATTTGCTATATTTTCAGAAACATTTGTGTAAGTTATTAAAGCTCCATCTGCTCCTAGTTGTGAATTGCCGTTTTTTGTTTCTTTTTTATTGTACTGAACTATTACTGGAGGTTGTTCATAAGGTGCGTTAGGTGTTTGTTCTGCTCTCTGTGTTTTTTGTCCTGAATCTAAAGTTTGGCCTAAATCTGTAATAAACTTTACAAACTCATCTTGTACTTCTGTAGTTGGATTATTTAAAATTGAATTATATGTATTTTTTAATTCTTGTGTTATAAATGGTGCAAACTCTGATTTATTCATTATTTGTTTTATTGAAAAAAATTGACTACCGGTAGCAAGTAAACTCAGTTCTTTTTTTCCTGCATAAGTTTCAACTTCATCTTCAATAAAAAAATCAAAATAAAACATAGGTAAAGCTATATTTGTTTGTATTAAATCAAATATAGATTGATGTTTAGCATTTGGTTGAGGTTGAATTATTTCATTTTCATTTACAACAATAGGTGGTTCTTCAACAGAAGTTTCTTCACCCATGAGGTAATCAAATTCCTCTGCTGACATTTCGTTATCGTCATGACCGTCTTTGTGTGACATTACTATCTTTCCTTGTTCTTAGTATTATTAGGACTTAATTCATAGAATAGCACTTCATTTGCTAGTTGTGGAAAATTCGTGTCGTTTCCTGCGTTAATTAAATCTTCCCATACCATTTTCATAATCTCTCTAGCTGTGACTTTTGGTGGTTTTGTACCAGTTAAAATTGGAGCTGTATATTTACCTGGTCGCATATTTAATGTTTTTTTGTCTGCTCCTACACCATAAGAAACAGAACCACCATTAATCAAAACATTTAGAACTTCATCTCTTTTGTCTAAATATTGTTCTAAATATTTCCATTCAGGACTTGCTTTTAATGTAGGGTTTTTTTCCCAATTTCTTAATTCAATATAAGTTGTTGGAATACTAACAGATTGTGGTTTTCCTTGGAAGTTAAACATATCCATACCACCGTATTCATCTTCAATTCTTGCTTTTTCTTCTCTTCGTTCATCTTCCATCCTACCTGGAGAGAGATTCTTTTCTCTAATGTTTGCTTTAGCCTGTTCATATTCATAAATAGCTTGACTATGACGCATAAAATCTTTTTGTTGGTCAGGTGTTAAAACAACACTTACAGTATCAAAGTATGCTGGAAAGTATAACTCATCTTCTACTTTGTCAGGATTTATATAATACGCAGTATTAGGATATTTTTTTAATAATTTTTGTTTATCAGGGTCTTGCCAAAAAAAGAATGCATTATCTTTAACAGGACTTTTTCCTACTTGATAAGCTCCTGTTTGTTTTAAAGGTATTGGATTTATTCCAAACTTTTCAATAAAGTCTGTCTGTGTTTGATAATGGTCATATCCATTTCTAATTAATATTTCTTGATATTTGTTTACAAGTGTTTGTGTAGCCCACCATGTACCACCTTTATCTTGTACTTCTATTCTTGGTTGAATAGCTGTTGGTAAACTAAACTGTGCTGCAGCTCTAAATACATACAAAACTTGTGCTTGGTCTTCTGCTTGTTGAAACCATTTATCTACAGAATCCTGGTCTTTTTGGTCGACAAGTCCAGCTAATACATAAGAAGTATATAAATCCATTTGTGTTGCAAAAAAGGCATTAGCTCTATCTTGTTTAGCTGATTTTTCATTTGTAAATACTTTTTTCCACCAAGCAGGTAAATTGTCTTCTATCGGGTCTCCGGATTTTGCAAACTTACCTAAGAAGAAATTTCTTGTAGCTTCACTAGCACCTAGTGCATCAAGAATCCTTCTAGCTGGCATTGTAACAACTGGACCAAAACCAGGTGCAAAACCATTTTGAGCAACTAAGTTTAATCCACCAGCAAATCCTTTGGCTGTAGCTCTAACTCCTTGGTCTTGTAAGTCTTGACCAAACACTGCTGTTTGATACGGGGAAGCTATAGCATCGGGTAAAGCATCTCTAAGACCAGTGTCATTAATAAGTTTTCTAGCTAGAGGTACTGTTCCTAAACTTAATACATTAAACACATCAACATAATTAAACATTGATTTTCCAGTGTTTGGGTCTTTACTTAAAAAAGTATTTTCATTATCCCAAGGTAAAGGTTCATCGCCATTGTCTACTGCAATTCTTGTTCTGTTAAATTTATGTGGGTTATCAACAATCAATTTACCCCAAGTTGTTGCTACTTCAGCCCATATTTCAGGAAATGGTATGTACTTAGAAAACAAATCAGAAGCAACATGTCTTTGTGATGTAGAGTAAAACAATGATAACACTTCATTTAATGCACCAGCAGCTAATACTTTGTTTGCTTGTTCAACACTTTTTACAGTAGTTTCTAATGATGGTTCTTTAGCTGCTTTTATTAATTCATCCCATAAGGTACTTCCTTCAATCCATGGTTCAGCTTCTTTTATAAATTTTCTTTTAGTTGCTTCATCCATAAATCTAATAACCTCTTTAGCATTATCATAAAAAGCATTTCTAAACAAAGGGTCTCTGTTTAAATAGTTAGAGGGTTTTGAAATTAATAAACCATATCCTTGTTCTAAAAATGTTCCACCAGTTTTATACCAAGCATCTTGGTTTCTAAAATCATCAGCAAATCCAGCTGCTCTTCCAGCTGCTTTTATTTCTTGTCCGGCTATAACTGTTCCTGTTTCAGATATTCTATTTTTTAAATCAAACTTCCTAGGTATTTTATTTGGGCCTAAATCAGCAAGGTCTACTTCATCTTTAAATAGTTCAATAAACTCTTTAAAAAATTTTTGATTACCTTTACCTCGTAATTGACCACCTAATGTTTGTATGTGTGTATGGTATCTAATCCAATCTCTTGAACCTATGGTTCCACCTTGTTTAATAATTTTAAAAAGTTTTGTTTCTGTTCCAACAGACATATCAACTTCAAATTGAGGATATACTTTTTTCCCCTTCATGTAGATGACATTTTTTACTTGTGAAGAGTTTAATGGAAAACCATTTACGGGATTTCTTAATATTGCTGTTGGGTTACCTATAGCTTTACCAACTCTATATTCAAGAGATTGTAAATATCCTCTTAAAGATTTGTCATTTGTTAACCAAAGTTTATCTTCAGCATTATGACTTCTTCTTACAAGTTCTTTTAATGTTGCTTTACCTTCAGTAGTTTTTCTTAAATATACCATCATATCGTCTAGGCCTTTATTGACAAGATTTACAACAATAGGGTCACTAGCTAACAAAGAAAGTTCTCCCCATAATCCTTCCCAGTATTCTCCTTTTATCGCTCCATTAGGTGCATACTTATCTACCATGATAAATGCATTCTCTGCTAAATCTTTTCTACCATCTACTAATCCTTGTACGACTGCATTCTCACCCATGCCTGCTTGATAAGTTGAGTCTGCAGAAAACAATCCACCACCAGGCATACCTTTGCCTGCTCCTTTTACTTCATCAACAGTAAGTCCCAATGCGTCAAAGTTAGATTTAAAATGTTTTTCCATAACCTCTTTGGCCAATACAGAATCATAATCAATTTCTCCTGCAGCTCGTCC